CAACTCCGACTTATAAAGAAATTAATTTTCAAGACGCATTTAAAACCATTACCGCTAAAACACAAACACTCGAAGTTAAAGTTAGAAATAAAGTGAATTATGCACTATGGTCAATAATGTATTTATCAAGTTCAACATCTACAGGATTTAGGGCATATAATTGGAATATGGGAGCCATTAAATTAGATATTGTAGAAAACAATGTAGAATTTAATTATGGTGCAAGAAAAGCCGATATGGATAATAAATATTTCTGTTTGAATAGTAATAATACCCAAAGTTCATTTGCATCGTTTTTGGATTTCGATAAATTTATTACTTTTATGGTTAGTTCTCTTAGTAATAGAGTTAATGAAATTAAAACATTTAAAACAAATAGTGTGTTTACAAAAACAGAAGACCAAATGGCTGAAGACATTGCTAAGTTTATTACTAACTCTTGGCCAAACAAAAAGACAACAGATGTATTTACCTCTCAAAAAGAAACTGACGGTATTAAAAATAGAATAAAAACTATAAAACAGGGTATTTCTAATGCTAAAACTTTAGGATTGTAATTTATCATAAATGAAGATATTTATATAATAAAAATATTATGAACTCAGTTAAAAATATATTGGACACTTACTTAGGTAAGAACACTAGAGTATCCGAAAAAGATTTGGGAAATGGTTCAAAGCAAGTTTGTGATTTGGACAGCGGTGAATGTTATACCGTAAGAATGAAGGACGGTCTTATCGAAAGAGTAGACAATACAATGAATCAATCTAAGAAAATTCAGGTTGAGACCGCTACAGGAATAAAACAATTATTGAATGGTTAAAAAAATGAGTGCAGATTACAAAATTTTAGAAGAATTGAGAAGATATAATCAAATTAATAAATATATCTACGAACAAGACGCCTTGGATGTACCACCTCCGGCAGATGTACCACCTGCAGACCCCTTAGCGGGAGCAGACCCTGCGGCGGGAGGAGTTGCACCTCCACCTCCTGGAGGGATAGCACCGGCACCTCCTGCTGAACCAACACCTATTGACCCTGCGACAGACCCCGATGTTGAAAAAATCGGACCTGAAGGGGAAACTGAAGAAGAGGGTGAAGGTACCGAAGAAATGGATATTACCGATTTAGTAAAATCTCAACAAAACATAGAGACAAAACAAGAGGAGTATTTTAATAATCTTTTTAGTCAATTAGAAAACCTACAAAGTAAATTAGGTGAGATGGACAAATTAGTTTCTAAAATTGATTCACTTGAAGCTAAAGTTGAAAAATATAGACCAAAAACGGCTCAAGAAAAACTTGAGTTAAGAAGTTTGGATTCAGGTCCTTATAACCAAAAACTTTCAGATTTCTTCGTAGATAAAGAAGAAGAGATGGAAAAATCGGGAAAAAATGAATATATTTTAACAACTGATGAAGTTAAAGATTTTACACCTTCAGATATTAAAGATAGTTTCAGAAATTTTCAGGGTAATGAAAGACCCGTTGAAGTTAAATAACATATGAAAATTATTATAGATGCACCGAGATATTATAGAGCCATACTCAAATACTTAGATAAAACATTTGAGGGTGGTTATATAAGTGATAAAAAAAACTCAACATTTTTTTTAAATTCAGACAAAAAGGTTTTGGCGGTGTACCATAAAAAATATGATACTATCTATATTAATACAAACGAATTATGGTTTAAATTTGAAAGAGTATTTAGTTTAGATTATCAAAATCTGGCCAATATATTTAAAAAATGGTTTAAATATAGGGTGACTTTTTTTCGGCGTATACTTGGATTCTCAGTCACACCCGCTCTTCCACCCGAAGAACTGAGTTGGACTAATATGGAATTTGATGAGTTAAAACCAATACGAATTTAATAGTTTTAAAGAAAAAATAATAATAATAAGGGTGCCCAAAAAACACCCTTTTTTATTTGACAACCACTTTAAAATACTTATAATTCTAAAACAATTTAAAAACTTAATACATAATTTATGGCGACAAATGCAATGGATGCTGTTTTGGCTCAGTATGAAAAACAACAAAAGTCAAGTACGTCTTCAGGCTCAAAGATGAGTCAAGACGAGAGAATGAAAAAATACTTTGCGGCTATTCTTGGCGACAAAGAAAATCAAGGACAAAAACGACTACGTATTTTACCAACACCTGACGGTGGTTCACCCTTCAAAGAAGTATGGTATCACGAAGTACAAGTAGACGGAAAATGGGTAAAACTTTATGACCCGGGTAAAAACGATAATGAGCGTTCACCACTTAACGAACTTTACGAAGAATTAATGGCTACGGGTAAAGAAGCGGATAAGAAATTAGCAGGAAATTACCGTTCACGTTTATTCTATATTGTAAAAGTAGTTGACCGTGACGCAGAACAAGACGGACCAAAGTTTTGGAGATTCAAACACAACTACAAAAAAGAAGGTATCTTGGACAAAATCATTCCAATTTGGAGAGCAAAAGGTGATGTTACCGACGCTGAAAAAGGTCGTGACCTTATCTTGGAACTTACCAAAACAAAAGCGAACAACGGCAAACCTTATACCGTAATTCAAGCGGTTATGTATGACGACCCACAACCAATACATGAAAATGCCGATATCCAAAAGGATTGGTTAAGTGATGAACTAACTTGGGATGACGTGTATTCAAAAAAACCTGTAGAGTATTTAGAGGCAATCGCTCGAGGAGAAACTCCACATTGGGACTCTGATGCAGGTAAATATGCTTACGGTGATTCATCCGTAGGTACAACATCAGTAGGTGGTTCAACACCACAAGTTCAAGACCCACAGTCAGATGAATTACCTGACGAAGAGTTACCTTTCTAATTTCAAACTTAAGTATGGGCATTATTATAAACAAAGTGTCCATACTTTTTATTTATTTATCTTAAAAAAAATACATGGACAAAATTAAAAACAAAATGTACGAGGCTCTTAAGAAGAAATATGAGAGCGAAATGTTGGATGCCGAAGCATCATTACTTGTTTATTTCACAAACCCTGTTGGTATCGGAGAACATCCACAACATATTGAGGAAATGGATAAATTAATTGAGAGACGTGCAAACGCTCAAGACAAAATCGAAAACTTGGAACAGTTCTATAAATACGAAATTTAATATGGCGTTAAAGAAAAAAGAAATCGGGTTAAGCAGTATTAAAGATAAGTTTTCTACTAAAACAAAATATAAATCCGAAAGTTATTATAATTGTGGTGAAGCCTTTATGGAGGCGTGTGGATTACCAGGACCTGTTATGGGAGGTATCAACATGTTTTTAGGACACTCAAACTCATCTAAAACTACCGCAATGATTTTGGCAGGGGCAGATGCTCAGAGAAAGGGACATTTACCTGTGTTCATTATAACCGAAAAGAAATGGAGTTGGGAACACGCAATCGAATTAGGACTGACTGCCGAAAAAAATAGTAACGGAGAATGGGACGGAGACTTTATATTCAATGATAGTTTTGACTACATTGAACAAGCGACTGACTTCATTAATGAAATGTTGGACGCTCAAGAAAAAGGAGACATCCCTTACAACTTACTATTCCTATGGGATTCGGTTGGTTCTATTCCATGTAAGATGACATTCGAAGGTAAAGGTGGAAAGATGCATAACGCTTCAGCACTTGCGGATAAGATTGGGATGGGAATCCATTCAAGAATCTCAAAGTCAAAGAAAGAAGATTATCCATATTACAACACTATGGTTGTTGTTAACCAACCTTGGGTTGACTTACCTGATAATCCTTTTGGACAACCTGAGATTAAGGCAAAAGGTGGAGAAGCACTTTGGTTGGCATCCGCATTGGTATTCTTATTCGGTAATCAAAAGAAGGCGGGTATCAATCACATTACGGCAACTAAAAACGGAAGAACAATATCTTACGCTATCAGAACCAAAGTATCTATTATTAAAAACCACGTAAATGGTTTGGGTTATAAAGATGGTAAGATTATCGCGGTACCGCAAGGATATATTAGTGACACTAAAGAAGCATTGGAACAGTATAAGAAACAATATTCAAACTATTGGAACGCAATTCTTTCAGGAACAGGTGAAATCTTAATAGATGAATCCGAATCAGAAATTGATGAATAAAAAAGTTATATTAATTATACTTTTTAATACTTTGTAGATATTTATTAATATGGGAAGGAAGAAAATTATGGATGCGGAAAAAAAAGTCAAAATTGCGGTATCAATCGACCCTCATTTACCTCCATTATTCAAAAACAAATCTATTAATCTTTCTTCCTTAGTTAATAAACTATTAACAGAGTATATCAAAAATGGAAACCAAAGTTTGTAGTAAGTGTAAAGAAAGTAAAATTGTTACTGAATTTAGTAAAGATAAAAGTAGGTCATGCGGATTATACCCGTCCTGTAAAGAATGTGAAAGAAAAAGGTTTAAAATTTATCGCAGTGAAAATGTTGAAAAACTTAAAGAAAAATATAAAAGGGACAAAGAGAAAAACCCTAACTATATTAAAGATTGGCATAAAAAAAATCCTAAATATAACAGTCAATACGAAAAACAAAGAAGGAAAAATGACCCATTATTTTACCTTCGTAAGAAGGTAAGAAACAGATTACGGGATTATCTCAAAAATAAAAAAAATAAAACCGTTGATTATCTAGGTTGTTCATTTGAAGATTTAAAAGTTTATTTGGAAAATAAGTTTGAAATAAATATGAATTGGGATAACAGAAACCTTTGGCATATTGACCACATAATTCCATTATCATCTGCTAAAACAGATGATGAACTATATAAATTATGCCACTACACAAACCTTCAACCACTATGGGCTGAAGAAAATTTTAAAAAAAGTAACAAAATATTGTCTAACAATTAAAAACAAACAAAGTGACAAAAACACTTTTAGTCGATGGTAATAATCTTTTGAAAATTGGGTTTTACGGAGTCAAAGAATTTTATCATAAAGGAGAACATATTGGAGGTATTTATCATTTTCTAAATACTCTTAGACGATTCATAGAAGAACAAAACTTTGATAAGGTAGTTGTAATGTGGGACGGCGACTCAAACTCATCGGCACGAAAACTATTATACCCCAAATACAAAGGACAAAGACCTGAAAACGACCCTTTAAAAGAGAATTCATTTAATTACCAAAAACAACGTGTTAAGCAATATCTTGAGGAGATGTTTGTTCGTCAAGTTGAGATGAATGATAATGAGGCAGATGACTTAATTGCATATTATTGTCATATATCGGAAGACGAACAAAAAACAATATTTTCGTCGGATAGGGATTTAACACAACTTATTTCTGAAAAAGTATCTATATATTCGCCACAACAAAAACGAACGTATAAGATGGGTGATATGATTAAAAATAAGGATTTAGAATTCCCCCACTATAATATCAAAACAACCAAAATTATTTGTGGTGATACGTCGGACAACATCGATGGTATTCGTTTGATGGGAGAAAAAACGTTAGTTAAATTATTTCCCGAGATACTTGAAAATCCCATTACATTTAGTGATATTTTATCAAAAGCGGAACTCCTACTAAAGGAGGACAAAGAAAACACGGCACTTAAAAATCTACTAACAGGTAAAACTAAAGATGGTGTATATGGAGAAGAATTTTTTGTGATTAACCAAAAGATAATTGATTTATCTGAACCACTTATTACAGACCAAGGTAAAACTATTGTTGAGGAATATTATAAAGAAACCTTGGACCCTGATGGTAGGGGATATAAAAATCTAATCAAAATGATGATGGATGATGGAATATTCAAATACCTACCAAAAACCGACGATGCTTGGGTAGACTTCCTAAGACCAATAATGAAACTAACAAGAAAAGAAAAAAAGAAATTTAAAAACGAAAAAAAATAATTTATGAAAGAACAAGATTCAACCAAGTTGGAGTTTTTACTCAAAGTTAATGGAAACATTATCGTACAACGATTCTTTAATGTGAGGGGTTATAATCATAAAGCCCGTAACTCAATGGAACTTCACGACTACATTTCTGAATTCATTGAAGGGTTTAAATCCGATTTACGAGTGAGAACGGCCACTTACATGCTTGACAATATGTACGACATATTTGAGAACCCAATGGTTATGGAAACATCAATCACCAATGGTCCCGAGTGTTTTTCACTTATGATTAAAAACGGAGATACCATATTGTATAATCGTTACCTCGACGCGAAGATTTACCCACCAAAAGTAAGGTACACAGTAGACCTCCGTCCAAAATTAAAGTCGATTTTAAACACCCTGACTGAGATTTTTTCGGAAAAAAAATTAACTTACGAATACATGGATTATAACTTAGAAGGGTAATATTTATCAATACAACAAGGAGATTTATTATGGCGACAGAGAAAAATTTTGAATACTTAGGACAATCATTTCAATTACAATTACTTAATCAGATTGTTATAGACAAGAACTTCGCTCACTCTATTGTTGATGTTATTGAACCCACTTATTTCGAGAACAAATACTTCAAAATCATATTACAAATGGTTAAGGAGTATTATAAGAAATACGAAGTTACACCATCTTTTGAAACTCTAAATCAGATTACAAGGAGCGAACTACCTCAAGAAATGGTGGCGAAAGTTGTACTCGATACTGTGAAAAAAATCAAGGATATTAATATCGATGGACCACAGTTCGTACAAGAAAAGGCTTTGAAATTTTGTAAACAACAAGAAGTTTCAAAGGCCATGGGTAAGGCTCAAAAAATCATCGATGGAGGGGAGTTTGAAAGTTACGACACAATCGAAGAATTATTTAAAACCGCATTACAAGTAGGTGAAAGAGAGACATCCCTTATGGATGTATTCTCAAACTTGGATGAAGTTTTGAACGAGGATTACAGACATCCGATACCTATGGGGATTCCTGGGATTGACAGATTATTAAAAGGTGGTTTGGCAAAAGGAGAAATTGGTGTTATCTTAGCACCAACAGGTGTGGGTAAATCCACTTTACTAACTAAAGTTGCAAATCACGCATTTAATTTAGGACACAACGTACTACAGATATTCTTTGAGGACAACCCAAAGATTATCCAAAGAAAGCACATTGTGTTATGGACAGGAATTCACCCCGATGATTTAACACTCAAAAAAGACGAAGTTCTGAAAAAGGTAAAAGAAGTTGAAGGCACTATGAATAATAAGTTAATTTTACAAAAATATGCTTCAGATACTTTGACTATGGGTCAAATCAAAAACACGATTCGAAAGTTAATTGCTGACGGACAACAAATTGATATGGTACTTTTAGACTACATTGATTGTGTTTTACCCGACAGACAACTACAAGATGAGTGGAAAAGTGAAGGTTCGGTAATGAGAGGATTTGAAGCGATGTGTCACGAATTAAGTTTGGTAGGTTGGACCGCAACACAAGGAAATAGGTCATCTATTTCATCAGAGGTCGTAACCACAGACCAAATGGGAGGTTCAATTAAAAAGGCACAAGTAGGTCACGTTATTATTACAGTGGCGAAGTCACTTACACAGAAAGAAATGAAACTGGCAACAATTGCGATTACAAAATCTCGTATCGGTGATGATGGTGTTGTCTTTGAAAATTGTAAATTTGATAACGCAATGTTAGAAATTGATGTTGAATCATCCACAACATTCTTGGGTCACGAAGAAAACCAAGAAGAGAAACGTCGTCAGAGAATGAAAGAGTTGATGGATAAAAGAAAAGAAAAACAACAAGTTAATTAATTATGGAAAAAATATTAAAAGAGAACCCTAATAGGTTTGTTATATTCCCTATCGAACATAACGATATATGGGACTTCTACGAAAAACATCAATCTGCATTTTGGACCGCACAAGAGGTTGATTTAAGCGGTGATATTAGAGATTGGGAAAAATTATCAGACAATGAAAAGTATTTTGTAAAAAACATATTATCGTTTTTTGCGGCGTCCGATGGTATCGTTAATGAGAACTTAGCGGAAAACTTTTACAGAGAAGTTCAGTACCCTGAAGCGAAGTTCTTCTACGGGTTCCAACTCGCAATGGAAAACATCCACTCATTAATGTATTCCCTATTAATTGATACATACATTAACGACCCCAAAGAAAAGATGGAGTGTTTCACAGCAATTGAACACTTACCTGCAGTTCAAAAGAAGGCTAATTGGGCACTTAATTGGATTGAAAACGCATCTTTTCAGGAGAGATTAGTTGCTTTCGCGGCGGTTGAAGGTATCTTCTTTTCAGGTTCATTCTGTTCAATCTTTTGGTTGAAATCAAGAGGTATCCTACAAGGATTATGTAACGCAAACGCTTTGATTTTCAAAGACGAAAACCTACATTGTGATTTCGCAATTCATTTATTTAACAATCACGTTGAAAACAAAATATCAGAAAATAGAATCAGAGAGATATTGTTGTCGGCACTTGATATTGAGAAGGAATTTATCACTGAATCATTACCTGTTTCATTAATTGGTATGAACCAAAACCTAATGAAACAATATTTGGAGTTTGTTGTCGATGGACTTTTACTTAAATTCGGATGTAAAAAAGAGTTTAACGTAGAACAACCATTCAAATTTATGGAACAAATCGCAGTAGAAACCAAAGGTAATTTCTTTGAGAGTAGAACTATCGAGTATCAAAAAGCGAAACTTAACGAGGCAATCACATTTGATGAAGATTTTTAAATTATAAACTATGTCATTAACAATTATTAAAAAAGGTGGGGAAGAAGTAGCCTTTAACCCCACCAAAATATACAACAGAATTAAAAAGGCTGCTAAGTCACTTAACGTTAATTCGGATGAAATATTCATCAAAGTAATCACATCTGTTCCCACAGAAGGTAAAATCACCACTATGGAATTGGACAAGTTGGTTTATGAAATTTCTGCATCATATACCGGCAGTCACTACGATTATAGTAGATTGTCTTCTACCGTTGCAATTTCATCATACCACAAAGAAACAAACCCAAGTTTTTGTGAGGTTATGGAAAGTCTAAGTCAAGATAACATCATTAATGAAGACCTTATTAATATCATAAAAGTTTATGGTAAAGATAAGATTGATGCAGTTATAAACCACGAACTTGATTACAACTTTGATTATTTCGCTTGGCGTTCATTACAGGAGATGTATCTTTTGAAAAATTCAAACGGTGTATCAGTTGAGAGACCTCAACACATCC